TATGAAGAGGTAAGCAACATATGCGGATATGTTCTTAAGCTTGGTCCTGATTGTTATAAAGATGCAAATAGATTTACTAAGCCTTGGTGTGAAGTAGGTGATTGGGTAATATTTAGAGCTTATTCAGGTACTCGCATGAAAATGTATGGACAAGAGTTTCGTTTAATAAACGATGATACTGTGGAAGCAGTAGTTGAAGACCCAACAGGAGTAGTAAGAGCATGAGTGATCAACAAATAGAAACCTCTATCGAGACTTCATTTGAAGCAGATGCTGATGGTAAATTAAAACCTCAGTCAATGGAAGATAAATTTTTTGGTGTAAAAACTGAAATAACTAAAGAAGATAGTAAAGGATCAGATGATCTTGCTGTTGAAGTAGTTAATGATGTTCCTGAAGAAGATAGAAGGGCACCAAAACAAGAAACTAAAGATGAGCCTGTAGATAATGATGCTGTTGATAAAGAAATATCAGACATAAGCAAAAGAGCAGGAGATCGTATTAATCAAATTAAATACGAGTATCACGAAGAACGTAGAGCAAAAGAAGCAGCTAAAAGAGAATCATCTGAAGCAGTTAATAGATTAAAATCTGTCATGGCTGAAAATCAAAAATTATCTCAGTTAATAAATCAAGGTGGTCAAGCTCTTAACCAGCACGCAGTAGCTAATGCTCAGTTTGCTAAGGTAAGTGCACAAGAGAAGTTTAAGAAAGCTTACGATGAGGGTGATGCAGATGCAATGGCACTGGCTCAAGAAGAGTTATCTAAAGCTACCTTAGCTGAACAACAAGCACCTGGATATGCTAGAGCAATGCAAGCACAAGCAGCACAAGCTGCACAAGTTCAATCGCAAATTCCAGAACCAGACCCAGCAATGAAAGACTGGGCAAATAAGAATCCTTGGTTTATGGGCAGTGAACCTGTACACA